GGTCAAATCTCCGTAATGTATTACGGCTATGCAGCAGTAGCTCCAAAGCTTCCTGGTGGATACACCTCGAACGACAACGCATAGTAAAACCCCTAATAGTGAGGGCCAGTCCGCTCCCGAGCTGGCCCCTCACCTAACTGCTTGAAAGGATGATGAAATGCCAACAATAGTTACGGCCACAGAACTTAGGACAATTCTTGGCGTTTCGTCATCCCTATATTCAGACGCCTATTTAGGCGACATAGTAGATGCCTCGGAGAATCTAGTTCTTCCAATGTTAGTTACTTTCCAAAGCAAAATTAACAAAGTAAAGCTAGAAAATAATGTTGCTTATTTTGAAACTGCAACAATTCAAGAATTTACAGAAGGCCAATCCGTAATTATTACTGGCTGCGGAGCTCCTTTCAATGGCACTCACACAGTAACCGATGACGAGATTTCAGATTATGTATTTACAGTCGCAATCACCAATGCAGACATATTGGAAAAAAATATCATCCCAGCAGGAAACGCTGCGCTATCTGGATTATCGACCTATGTCGGAAACCCCAATGCTGAAGCTGCTATTCTGGCTATCTCCGTTGAAATCTTCCAATCCAGAACCGCCGCTGGTGGATCAATCGAAGGCGTAGATTTTGCCGTAACGCCTTATCGCCTATCTAAGAATTTACTTGCCAAAGTAACTGGCTTACTTGGCCCTTATCTTGATGTTGAAACTATGGTGGGCTAATGCCTGCATCAACAATTGCTACAGATGTTAGAGGCGCAATTAAGACTGCCTTGGCTGGATGCACCGCTAATATTTATGACTCAGTTCCAGAAGCGCCAATCGTTCCAGCAATCGTAGTTGTCCCAGACGCGCCTTATATGGAGCTTGAAGTTTTAGGTAAATCAACTACTCGCGTTAAGTTAAATTACACCATAACTGCTTGCGTTGCGTATTTCAGCAACGCCGCATCATTAGACAATTTAGAGCAATTGATCATCAGTATTCTTGGAGCGCTCAACGCTTCCAAGTATGAGTTATCGACAGTCGATAGACCGTCAGTAACAACAGTAGGAACGACCAATTTATTGGTTGCAGACATACGCTTGAGCGTCCGCTACGAGCAAACCGCATAGGAGACCCAAATGCCAACTACAGTAATAACTGGGCGCGATGTAACCTTTACACTCGATAGCGCTGCTTATGATGCCCAGACAACAAGCGCAGTCCTAAGCTGCGAAACAATTATCGAGACCTATCAGACCCTTGATGGGCGCGCTTATAAGTCCGTTGATAAGCAATGGACTTTCACAATCGAACTGCTACAGGATTGGGGAGCTGCAAGCTCTCTATTCGAAGCAATGTGGGCAGATGCTGAATCAGCACCTAACACCACACTTGCAGTTTCATTTACAGCCGTAACTGGCGCAGTATTTGCTTTCAATGTATTGCCAATCTTCCCAACTGCTGGTGGAGCTGCTCCTGGAGCGCTTACCGACACTTGGACGATGACGGTCGTTGGAACACCAACAGAAACCTTTAGTTAAGAGATCGGAGCATCGGGAGCTATGAAATTATCAATTACAATTGAATATAATTCTGGCGAATCAGCAACTTATATTGCTCAACCGCCAGAATGGGCTAAGTGGGAAAAGGCAACTGGACACACTATTACCAAGGCTCAAGAAAATATAGGAATCTGGGACTTGATGTTCTTGGCCTATAACGCTTATAAGCGAGAAAGCGCTGGTAAGCAAGTAAAGAGCTTTGAAATATGGATGGAAACGGTTGCCGATATTAAAACAGGCAACGATGACCCAAAAGCCATCAGCCCGACAGCGTAAGGCGGCTATTAGTAATAGTTGCTCTTAGGACTGGCATCCCGATGCAATATTGGGATGATTGGGACGATGTAGCAACAGCAGTCGAGCTGATAAAGGAAAGGGATAGCAATGGCTGAAGAAGTAGCAGCATTTGATAGGACTGAACTCCGTCAAGTGTATAAAGCCTTCTCCTTGCTAGGCGATGAAGCCAAAGCCGAGGCTCGCCAGACTTCTAACAATCTTGCCACTTATCTTCAGCAACAAATCGCTGCCAAAGCTTCCACTCGCGTTAAAGGGCAACAAGCCATTAACAGAATCGTAAGCGGATCTAAAGTATCTAAGACCAGCACCACTGGCGAAATTAAGTATGGCTTTGCTGGTCAAAGATTTAGCGGTGGGGCTAATACTCAAATGCTTTGGGCTGGCTTTGAATTTGGTTCAAATAAGTTTAAGCAATTTCCTGCTTACTCTGGCAGACAAGGACGCGGCTCTCGCGGATGGTTTATTTATCCAACTCTACGCCAAGAGCAGAAGAATATTGTGGCACAATGGACCAGAGCATTTAATAAGATTTTAGATAAGTGGGGCATAAGTGGCATCTGATTCCAGAGCATTAACGCTTAAGCTTCTAGCCGATACAGCCGATTTCCAAAAGAAATTACAAAATGGATCTAAAGATATTGATTCTATTGGGGAACGAGCCGCTGAATTTGGCAAGAAAGCAGCTTTAGCCTTCGCCGCTGCTGGCGCAGCAATTGGCGCATTTGCAGTTAGTGCAGTTAAGGCAGCCGCTGAAGATGAGACAGCACAACGCCGATTAGCCGCGACTATAGAGGCAACAACTGGCGCAACCGCTAAACAGATTGAAGGTGTTGAAGAATACATAAAGCAGACTTCTATTGCTATTGGCGTTGCTGACGATGGCTTGCGTCCAGCATTTACCCGCTTAGTTAGATCAACCCAAGATGTTGAAGAAGCTCAGAAACTATTAAATTTAGCACTAGATTTAAGTGCAGCAACGGGTAAGCCATTAGAGACAGTTACTAACGCCCTTGGCAAAGCTTACGATGGCAATACCTCAGCACTTGGCAAATTGGGCTTAGGCATAGATGCAGCCGACCTAAAGTCTCAAGATTTTGATACTACTTTTAATCAATTAACTGCGACCTTTGGTCAATTTGCGGAGAATGAAGCGGAGACAACAACTAAGCAAATGGAGCGCGTCAAGATTGCTCTTGATGAAGCTAAAGAATCTATCGGTGCAGCTCTGCTCCCAGTTGTCCAAGAATTAACTGCTTGGATATTGCAAAACTTTATTCCAGCACTCGAGGCATTTATTTCAGGATTGACTGGAAGCGGTGGCCTTGATGAATCTTTAACTGATACTCAAAAAACAGCAGTTGAATGGGGTAAAAAGGTAAGAGGTTTTATCAATACAGTCATTGATCTCAAGGATGAGCTTTTCTTAGTCGCTGGAGTATTAGCAACAGTATTTGTAGTCAGCAAAATAGCAGCTGGAGTTCAAGCAACTATTCTTTTAATCCAAGGGTTAGTTGCTGCTTATGTTGCTTTAAGAAATAGCGCAGTAGCCGCAGCCATCGCCTCAAGATTTGCATTGAATCCTTTGGCTGGTCTAGCAACTGGTGCAGCGGTAGTTGGTGCAATTATTGCTGCAACGAAGTTATTTGATAATCAAGCCAATGCAGCAGCAAGGACGGGCGGTAATACAGTTTCATCATCCAGCCTTCCAACAGGCTTTACCGCTGGAACGCCAGTTACTAGCAATGCTGGTTCTACTGGTGGGGTTAGTTCTGGTGGTATTAGTAATGGTGGCATTGCTACTGGTGGGGGAACTGTGATTGGGTCATTGCCCGTTTTTCCATCTGGATTAAATCCAACTGGCAGAACGATACCTTCAACCTTTGATGTAGCAGCTGCTAGAAGAGGCGAAGAGCGCGGCAATGTGATTATTAATGTAAATGCCCCATCGGTAATTGATGAAGAAGGCTTTAGCCGAGCAGTTGCTTTGGCTTTGAATAATAGTAATCGTAGAACTGGTGGCGGTGGTTCAAGTCTGATTACGCAGGATGTCCAATGACCGCTTGGAGTCCCGTCTATCGAGTTAAAGTCAATGGCTCTACAGTTACTAGCGCAACCCTTAGCGGACTTACGATTACTTCAGGCCGCGATGATATTTACTCCCAGCCGCTTGCTGGCTATTGCAGTCTAACCTTAATTGAAACTGCCGAGGCATCAGTTTCTTATGAGATTAATAATGCAGTTACTATTGAGGTGCAAGATTCAACTGCCACTTATGTAAATCTTTTTGGCGGTTTCATAACTGATTTAGGTATTACAGTCCAGACCTCTGGCTCAACTGCTACTAGCCAAAGGATTCAGATAACTGCTGTAGGAGCCTTAGCTAGACTTAATCGCGCTGTCTATGTTGGCAACTTCGCGCATCAATTCGATGGGGATCGCATTGAAGAGTTATTAAGCGGAGTTCTTTTCAATCAATGGAATGAAGTCCCAGCAGCTTTAACTTGGGCAACCTATGACGCGACTACTCAATGGCAGGATGCAGAAAATAGCGGATTGGGTGAGATAGATACCCCAGGAGATTATGAGCTTCACTCTGAAAATAACTTGGACGATACAGTTTATAACCTAGCTTCTCGCTTTGCTACTAGCGGCCTTGGTTATT